TTTGATTTCTAAGTGCAGGTCTCCCCATATTTCTTCTTACTTCTGCTGGTAGTCGTTGATTTATTTTCATTCTCAACTTATTTATGTCTCTATTACGAGCATCGCCTCTACCAGATTCTCCTTTATCTTTTTTTGGAGATAATGTAAGACGAGGCAATCCTTTTTTAGCAACTTGTTGGGCTACAATAGCTGTTGCAATTGATTTAGAAAGTTTTGTTTTTACAGGAGATGCAACTCTTTTTCTTTTGCTAGTATTACTTCTATATTTCTTCGTCTTTTTACCCGTAGCAACACTCATAATTTGATCTACTATTTCTTTTTCAAGAGGTCTTGATCCTGTTATTTGTGTAAACTGATCTCCGTATTCTTTCATTAAACCTGCTAACGTTTCGTTCTCAAGTTGTTTATTTATAGCTTCTCCTCTCCCTGTACCTATAAGTTCACTAATTAATCCTTTGGCTCTATTATCTGTTCTACTGCCTAGTTCTATCTTTTGAGTTCCTACACCTGTTATAATATCAACAGTTTTTGTTTTTTGAACACTATGAGAGACTTGTCCTTGTTCAAAATACTCATCAAGTGCAGCTCTTATAATTTCTTTTTTATTACCTTTTAATCTTTTTACTGTATCATTATCTAATTGATCAACAGCTTTTGACATTATATATAAACGTCTAAGTTCTTCTGCAATCCTTTGTAATGCTGCTGTAGGTCTATTTTTATTTCTTGTTTTAACAGTAGCTTGATACCCTTGAGGTTTGCTTGCATCTATATCAGTACGTACAGTAGTTGGCACCTGATAAACTCCTTTCGGTCCTTTAGCTTCGGCCTTATCTGCAGCTTGGTCAAATCTTACATACAAAACTAATAGCTGCTTACTTAATACTCCTACATCTACGTGACCTTGATCTATTCCTTTTCTTAGAGTTACATCAATTTGATTATATGCTTTTACAATTTCTCTAATATTAATTCTTTCTTCTGGTTCAGCAGTATTAACAAACTCTTGAATGTTTTTTCCATTCTTTGTAAATACTTCACTTACTTTTTCTAATACTTGACTATAAGTATCTAAATATGTTAAAGTATCTTTTTCTAGTTCATCTCTTAATTTTTCTTTTACTTGAAGAATCTCTTTACCAGAAATTTTAAATAAGCCACCTATTCCTATTTTTGCTCTTATTTCGTCTTTTGATAAAATGCTATATTTTACCATTACTTATGAACCTTATAAAAATCAAGTATTCTTTTAATATGATCTGGAAATCCTATGTTTTCTCTTAAAGTTGTTGAAACTTCATTTCTAACTGTTGCTCCTGCAATTGTTAAACCTGACTTTCTTTCATCTTTTAAGTAGTACTTAATTAAATCAAAACATGCAAGTTTCAAATCACTTGGAGTAGAAGCATATCCAGATCTATATACAACTTTTACTGCTTTTCTACCTCTAGGAAATGCTTTATCTCCTGTAGCTGTTGTTCTTTTTACCATATCCAGCCCAGTGTCTACAATATACTCATATTTTCCACTCGAGTCTGAATTTTCTGTAATTAAAGTAACATAACTATCAGATTGACTTTGTCTTTCCTGTACCTGGCTAACACTCACAAGAGGACTCTCGTCTACCATTACTGCAGTAGTCGAGGTATCTGTTATATCAAAGAACTCCGTTTTATCTGTACTAAAAAAGTCTATAAAACTAGTGCCACAATATGTTTTTACTGCTTGACTAATTGCAGGCAATATAACATTAATTTTTGCATCTTCGCCTACACCTTTAATTCCTGCGAAGTCTTTGTATTGTTGTAGTGTTACTAAATTTGCCATAATATTAAAGTGAGGGGATAGGCTCCCCTCAAGCCATAACGTTAGCTATTAGCTAGCTTTGTAACTTCTGATGTGAACCGATGTCGCACCGTCAATTAGGTCTGTGAAACCAAGTCTTTGTGATGCCACAAGGACTCGTCTTTGGTTTGCCACTTCGTAATCTGACTCAATTGTTACGCCTCTTAATCTAGGCATTACGTAGTTTCTAGCATGTAGTGCTATAGCATGAACTTTGCTTACTGCTGGAGTAGCAAATTCGTCTACTAGTAATACTCTTGATCCAAAGACCTGACCAATCTCACCAGATAGCTTAGTTGCCATGTCGCCAACTAGGTTAGCATCTTGGAACTCAGCATCTTCGAGTAGTTCAAAGTAACTTCTTTGTGATACTAGGTAAACAACGTCTGATGGATTAACACCATATTTACCCATTGCCTTTCTCATTGCCAACAAGTCAGTTGCAACTAATTTATCTGTTGCAAATGCAGTTGTTGATGCAGTTGCGTGAGAACCGGAACTATTATCTTGTGCTGCTAGTTGGATTAAACCATCAAACGCACCTGATGAATATACACCATTAGCAGAGTTGTTACCCGCTAAGATTGCATTTTCGATACCTCTTGCATGAGATCTTACCATTGATTCTCTAATGAGAGGTAAGATTGGCATGATTGCATCTTCTTCAGTTTCGTTACCTAAGAAGGATTGTGAAACCAATTTCACTGTTGAGAGAGTTTTCTCTGTTAAATCAATACCACCTGCTGAACCAGGGTTGTATGCGTCGCCTCTCTGAGCCAAGTTACCATGTGGTGCTGAACCACTAGCAGTTTGGTTAGATGTAAACTCTGCATATCCTGAGTCTGGTAATATTGGAATGATCATATTTGCAGAAGTCATTGGAATTTCTCTAAATAGAGGTGCTAATACCAATTCGTTCTGAATATCTCTTTCTATATTTGTTGAAACAATTTGCTCAAAGTCTGCACTAGAAACAGCAACACCACTATGTGCGTTTACTTTTTCCATTACGCCTCTTGCATAAGAATTATCCCAGCCTTTACCAGTAGCTAAACCAGCAAATTTTGCGTCTAAGATATCCTTTTCAAAAGCTTTTTTCCAGTCGCCTTGACCTTGTCTGTCTGAGAAAATTCTTTTTGACTCTCTGATTTTCATGATTTCTTCAGATTTCTCTGCTAATTCAGATTCTAGTGATTTAACCACTTTCTCTAAATCTTCATGATTTTCAGTGACTCTTTTCTCAACGTCAGCGACAAGCTTTTCAGCTCCTGTCATACTTGCTTTAACAACAATTTTTTGTTTTTCCTGATCAGCTTCTTGAGCAGCCTTCTCGTCAGCTTCTACTTGAGCGGCTTTTTCAGCTGCTTCTGCGTTAGCTTTCTCTTCTGCTGCTTTAAGTTCTGCTTGCTTCATTGCGTACTGTGCAACAGCTTTTTCAGCTGCTTCAGCCGCGAACTTGTCAAGGTCGAACTCTGGAGAAGTTTCAGGATTCATTTTTTCTTCTGACATATCAGTCTCCATTTTTTGGGATTTCTCCCCACTTGGCTGCTCAACTTTCACAGCGTCTGCTGAGTCTACTGAGGTAGCCTTTATAAATTGCTTTTTGAACTTATTATAGTCGTCCATACTATCAAATGACTTTGCTACAGAGAATGTTGCTCCCTGATTGCAAGGTACTGATACTACAGAAACTTCAAAAAGTTCTGCGTCCTTTATTTTATATCCGTCAGTTTCGGTCATATAGTCTGCGTCCTTGACTCTGAAGCCGACAGAAAACGCTCCAAGGACACCATCTTTCACTAAATCTTTAATTTCACCAGCTGCTTTAGATATTCTACCTGTAATTTCTAAACCATTGTTGGTGACTTCTAGCCCAGTTGCTCTACCGATAGGTCTGTTGTAGTCGTGATTAAAAAGTAGTACAGGATTACCCTTAAAGTTTTCCAACCCACCTTTTGTCCACGCTTCTGGCTCGATAATATCGCCAGCTCTATCTAGTGCATTTGTACTTGCAGAACCTTTGATGTCGATGCCGCCATCATCGGTTTCGCCTAGAGCTTTAAAAGTATTAGTCCAATGAAAAATTTTATTTGACATCTTCTTTCTCCGCGTTCACCTCAGCTTTTGGCTTAGGTGCTGCTTTAGGTTTTTCAACCTCAACAGGAGCGACAGAAACAGGATATCTCTTATTAACCACAGAAAGTACTCTGTTCCAAGAACCAAATGCTCGTCTAAGCAAATAGTCTTTTACAGGAACATCGGAACCACGTGATTTATACTCTGCTAAATCCATTACGCCTTCTTTTTCAAAGAAATCGGAAACGGCTTTAATCATCATATTCTTAGTCATATTTATTCCTCTTCTGGAGAACTTTCCTCTGGTCGTCCTCCCTGCTCTGGATTAACAGATGAACCCGCTAAATTTACAGGAACACGAGGTTCATCAAATCCATTAATTGGATCTTTACCCATAGCTACTCTAGCTTCATTAGCACTTATAATTCCTGTATTTACAAGTGTAGCATAATAAGCAGCTTGGTCTCTTAACTCAGGTTGTAGTGCAGGAATACCTGTTACATCTTCAGTAAGAGTAAATCCAAAATATCTTTCCAAAGCATAGCCCATCTTTCTAACTATAGGTAGTATAGTTTCTAGATAGTATAACCTATGATTTGGTCTTATGTTAGCATTATTACCACCGTCCATAAGTATTGGTGGTATACCCATGCTTTCGAGAATTATCTTCTCGTTAGCTTTTATTGATTCTTGAAAGTCCAACTCTCTAAAATTAATTTGAGACATTGGTTCTACTTCAAGTCCTCCATCAAGTATAAGGGGTCTTCGACCACCTGTATTTGGATTATATCGCATACTCCAAGCTGCTAACATTCTTTCTTTAATTTTCTCAGAAAGAGTATTAGGACTTTTGAGTACTAATCCTGGAACTGCTCCATTCTTAAAAAAGTTATCTTGAAACTTTCTCATGCTACCAAGTAACTGCATAGTTCTAAATGCAGGTTTGAGTCTTGGAACTCCACGATAAATGGAGTTGAAGCTGTTCTCTTTAATGTGTATAATTTCATCAACACTATAGTCTATACTATTGTCGAAAGTATACTTTTCAATATAAGTTTCATCGTCTGAATATATTGTTACTTTTTCTGCAGGTAGATGATACATATGAGCACCATCAAAATATATAAATATATTCCCATCAATTAGTAAGTCAATTATCAGATTTCTTTTAAATGTACTTACATCTTGAAAAGGGTTTGGTTCTTTATTAAGTAATGTATCTACCTTTACTCTACGAATGTTCTTAACTATATTATTAGTACCGCTTCTTTGCTCACCAACACTAAAAGGTATTTCAGCAACATCATCAACGATCATATTTACTGCTCTATTAACTACTTCTAAATCTTCGTAAGCATTTCGGTAGTTAGTAACAATTTCGCGTGAGTCGATAGTCATACCCTCGTTTCTGGATATGACGTATTGCGAAGGATTTAATTTTTCCTCCGTTTCCTCTCTGTTTATTCCTAAAAATCTATCGTACCATGCCATGTTTTTCTCTTTGTATCTCGACCCACCTTTCTTGTTTCTCTGCTGTGATTAGTTTGGGTCGCTTTCCGTATATTGAGTGTAGTCTCAAATGGTGCTGATGGCAGAGAGTAACTGTCTTGTTATAAACCTTTTCATGATTCTCACCGATGAATTGTTCCCGAATGTCTAGGATATCTTGTTCAATCTCTATAGGTATATTCTTATTACGTAGCCAAGTCTCTAGTAGTTCGGTTAATCCGTAAAAATGGTGAAAATCTAAATTGTCTGTGTCGCCACAAATATAACACTCATTTCCTTTTTTATACTGTGATTTAGCTTTATCTCTCACATATTTAACTAAATCTCTTTTAAATTTCATATCTTACTCTTAAAAACAATTATACCAATATATACACCAAAAGTCAAGAAGTATTTTTCCCAACTGTTACTAAAACGAGGTGGCTGTAGTTTCAAATGTATAGAGTGCATACCGTAAAGCATCAGCCATATGCGATGCACCATCGTGTTTTGGTCTCTCTTTCATTAAATTAGGGTTTGGATCCCATTGATATTGATCAAGAGCCATTAATACTTCTCTGCAATTTTGATTTACAAATAAGTCATCATTATCAACTATTCCTGCCACATGTCCTATCCCATCTAGTACTGACTTTTTAGCATTAACAGTAGTAATATCAAAGTTTTGCGCAAAATCAAATCTTGTTTGTTGCGCTGCAGAATCTATATAAATCCAATCAATGTTATATTTTTCAATCATCTTTTTTATCATTAGAGCGTGCTGCTCTGTTGTTCTTTCTGAGTCTAAGTACTCATCTAATACATAGTACTTTTCCTCGTCCCAATCGTAGGCAATTACACAGAATGCTGTAGGATCTTTATACCCTACATCGAGTCCTGCAAATACGTCCATGCCTTTTGATTCAAATCTACTTAAATCCATAATTTGAGTTTCATGATTGAATGACCATATTTGACCTTCATAAACATTAAAGTCAGCCATATATTCTTGTGCAAACTCATTTGCCGACATTGTTTTCTTAGCTTCAATAATATCTGATTCTGATACTCTTGGATTCTCATGATAAGTAGCTTTTATACTAGCCCACTCTGGAAACTCG